AAAGTGTATCACTTGATTTTCGCGGACATTTGTTTACCCCACACGGATATTCTTTCTGTCTCTTGTGCGTGGACAGTGTTCATATGACATGGGCAATAGGTATGATATATTTACGTTATATGTTTCACGTGAAACATCACATAGTTAGTCAAGCCTAACACGTCCGGCGTAGTGTCCACGGCTCATGCACAAAACAGGGCATTGTTTTCGAACATTTGACAGTTTTTGACGAACAGAACCGCCGGGTGTAATTATAGCCCCGGCAAAAATCGTTGTGTAGGGCCGTCCAGGGCCTCACAGAGGTATTGGCATATTGCACAAAACAGAGGGCGAATAATTGGGTAATTCTTGGGTAATATTCCAACTTGAACTTTCCGGAAAGTGTGGTATAATATAATCACAAAGGGAAAGGAAGTTCCGATGAAATAATGAAAGGACGGTAATTAAAAATGACGTACGGCGAATTTTTTAAGGCTTGCGAAGATGGGAAAATTGTGGCGTATGATAAGAAAAGTGTACGGGGCTACGTGTCCCGCCGCTTGAAAGACAGCGACCCCTTAACAATGGGCGTTGCCGGTGGTTGTAGAGCCGGTGAAAAATATGTGTTGCTCCCCCGTTGGGACAGCACAAGTTATTGCTACCGGGTATACTTTAGGGAGGTTCTGTGAAATGAATCTATTGTTGGAGACTCTCGACAGCCTACATTGCAATGGGAAAAATCCTAGTGATGTCGAATGGGTAGGGCGTAGAAGTACTAGTGCGGTATGCAGTTGGGATGAGTTTGAAAAACAGGCTAGATATATCGAATATGATAATGGTTATGGCATTCCTGAGGTACCGGAGGATTTGGTCATAGTTGGTGCCAATTGGTGGTTGGAGCGCTATGAATATAACGGGTCAGAGTGGTGGGAGTATAAAGCACTCCCGAAGAAGTGGGATAAATATACAACTGAGTTAGGGTTAAAATATATTAGGAGGTGGTAACAATGAGTAAAATTTATACAGACGGATGGCATTTGGTCAAGGGCCACAATGACGCAATCTTAGTAAAAGATGGCAAGTTTGCGGCGGCAATCATTCGGGGCGTACATTGCGCCCCTATTGCCGTGGACAAATTAACCGGTAAATATATCCCGTATGCTCCTACGGCATATTACGGGGAGGTATATACTACCACTTGGGCAACGGTCAAAGAGATAGATCTCTGTTCTTATATCCGTAAACTGCCGTGGAAAATCCGGGACCGTATCGTCCCAAATTGTAAAACGTGCCAACGGTATGTCAATACCTGCGCCGGAATGTACGGTTACATTACAGACGAGATTGCAGAAGTATGTGAGGGGCGATGAAGTGAAAGTTGTAAATAGATGTAACCGGATTTTGTCCATGCCGGACAGCCTCACCAAGATGTTAAAGGTGTGGAACTTTGTTGGGGAGTGTCTACCGTATGGGAATTGGTGGACCCTTGCAATGCGAGAGTTTAACCGGCTCTACAATTTGGGGTATTGAAATGGCAAGACGAAAGCAAACAAAATGGTTAAAACCGGAGGGGAGCCGCTACCGGCTCCCGGACTATTATTATGACCCGACAAAAGTCTATGACTGGGCGGGGGATCCTGAGGACGTCCGCAGTGCGAAGGACGAGTATATAAGACTCCGCAAAACCGCTATGCAACGGCTCAGGAGCATTAAAAAGGCTGGCTTTGCATGGACAGACGGCTATAAAACGTTTGATGAATATCTTCGTCCGGCTAGCAAGTTGACCACCTTCGCAGACCTTGCCGTGGGCTTGCAGAATTTGGTGGAATTTTTCGAAACGCCACAAAAAACTACTATAACAGGCATTAGGGAAAATATAAATAAGCATATTAAAGCATTTCAGGCGAGGGGTATTGACTTTATCAGCACGAACGAAGATTTTCATTTATTCACAGAATTTTTACAATTACGAATACAGATGGGGCTAGCAGAAATGTATGACAGCGAACAGATTATTGATCTAGTTAAAGACATGAAGGATCTGAACATTGACTCAGAAACGATAAAGGCGAATTTTGCAGAATTTCTAAAGTCCTCCGCCGGTGGCACGTTGCGGAAGGAATACAGGGAGGCGGCGAACGATGGAGTTGAAAAGTATAGCCGCCGAAAGCGCAATCCCGTACCTGCAAGCGGCGAAACCTCTGGAAAGTAAGGGTGGAAGAAGAAAACAAAGTGCAAGAAATGACATAGTTACACTAGACCAAATCGCCGCTTTTGACATTGAGACCACTCGGCTAAAGCCGGAAGATTTTCCCGAATTATCAGCCCCGGAGAAAATCCGGGGCGAATGGGTAGAAACCCGCCGCAACGAACAGTCTATCATGTATATCTGGACCTTATGTCTCCATGAAAAGTGCATGATAATCGGCAGAACATGGGACGAATTTACAGCCATGATTGACGGTTGGAACGAATATCTTGTGCAAAATGATTACCGTCTTGTGATATGGGTTCATAATCTGTCATACGAATTTCAGTTTCTGTCCGGAATCCACAGATTTTCCAGGGAAGATGTTATGGCGGTAAAGTCCCGGAAAGTCCTTGCGTGTACATGGGGTAACATTGAATTTAGATGTTCATATCTTCATTCCAATATGAATTTGGACACGTTCACGAACAAAATGCACGCAGAACACACAAAATTATCCGGAAAAGAGTTTGATTATACAAAAATCCGTTTCCCGTGGACAGAAATGACACAAAACGAACTTGCATATTGTACAAACGATACTCAGGGACTATGCGAAGCCTTGGCAAATGAAATGCAAGCGGACGGCGACACATTGGATACAATTCCCCGCACGTCAACCGGATATGTACGGCGGGACGTGCGAAATGCAATCCGAAGCAACAAAGAGTTGGTTTATAAAATTCGTGCGATCTTTCCCGATATGGACGTATATACCTATTTGCGGGAGGCTTTTAGGGGCGGTAACACCCACGCTAATCGTCACTATGCCGGAAAAGTGTTACACAATGTAGTATCGGCGGACCGGTCCAGCAGTTATCCGGATGTGCAGTGCAATAACTTGTTTCCAATGGGCGAGTTCAAGAGGCTGGGTCGGTCCACCGTGGAAAGACTTCTGTCCATGCATGACAGAGGAACCGCCACGCTTGCACGGATTGCTATAGCAAACTGTCACTTGCGGCATATATCGGACGGATGCCCCTATATCCCCCGGGACAAATGCCGCCAAATTGTGAATGGGGTCTATGATAACGGGCGAGTTATAGCGGCGGATTATCTTGAAATAACAGTGACGGATATTGATCTACAGATTATCGTTGACCACTACAACGGCACATATATAGTTATCGGCGGTTTTTACTCTACTTATGGCAAGTTGCCGCCGGAAATGGTGGGGGTTTTGTGTGACCTTTATCGCAAAAAGACCGAATTAAAAAACGTAGGAGGACAGGAATTGATATATGCAAAAAGTAAAGCAAAGTTGAATAGCGTGTATGGTATGACAGCCCAAAACCCCGCAAAGCCTGAGGTCTATTTTGATGGCGAATGGGGGGAAGATGCTCTAAATATTGGGGAAGCCCTGGCAGATGCTCAGCGCAATGCCTTTTTGTCATATGCGTGGGGCGTGTGGACAACTGCGTGGGCAAGATACCACTTGCAAAGCGCTATTGATTTGGTCGGGACTAGATTTGTGTATTGTGATACCGATTCTGTCAAATATCTGGAAACAAATGTTCCCCCCGACTGGACATCGTACAACAATGACCGTATAGCGGCAAGCAAACAGTCCGGGGCGTGGGCGATTGACCCGTCAGGGGAAGCCCACTACATGGGCGTATTTGAACCGGATGGAAAATACCCCGCTTTTGCAACTCTAGGGGCGAAAAAGTACGCATATTCGGACGAAAATGGGAAAACACACGTCACAATAGCAGGAGTGAGCAAAAAAGAGGGCGGTCCCGAACTGGATGCCGGGGACGAGTACGGAAAGGGGCTGGACCGATTTGTAAACACAAATCCGGGGTTTCTTTTTCGAAAAGCTGGCGGGGCCGAACTGATGTACAATGACCACCCGGCTATCACGTCTTTAACGGTTGACGGTCATGTATTGCCGATAACCGCTAACGTGGTTATTAGAGATAGTACGTATCAGCTTGGCATTACCGCAGAATATAACAAAATTTTACAGGAAATTACAAAAGAAAAACATTGACAAATTGAAAAGGCTCTGATATAATATAGACAGTTGGAAAACCAACACAAAATAAAATCAAAAACTGAAAGGAAGCAACAACAATGGAAATTATCAAAATGAGTAAGAACGTGGAGGGTGCCGACCTGTATTTTCTCACCACGTCCCCGGAGATTGAGAAAATGACTACCGTAAAGGGTGAAACCCTGGCTCTTGACAAGTGGGCGCTGTTTGCCGATGCCGACCGTAAAACCGGAGAGATGCGGCGAATCCTCTCCATCAAGTCCGGCAATAAGATGTACGCCACCAACTCCGCAACGTTTATCGACAGCTTTGTAGCAATGATGGAGTGTTTTGACACGATGGGCATCGATGTCCACCATATCCGGGTTACTACCGGCAATAGCAAGGGCGGTAGGGAGTTTATCAATTGCGTGTATGCCGACTGATCGCACAAACAAAGGCCCGGGAAACCGGGCTTTTGTTATATGGAGGAAAACATGGAAAATATTTATACTCCGGACGGTTGGCTGGACGTACCGAAAATTGTTGCAAAGCCATACCCCTTTATTTTTTGCACCGGGGCTCGGGGTGTCGGTAAGACCTATGGCGCATTGAAGTATGTTATTGAAAACGGCATACCTTTTATATATTTGCGCCGGACCCTAACGGAAACCGAATTTCTGGCGGCGAATGAAAGCAATAACCCTTTTGCCCGGCTGAATGAAGATACCGGGGAATGCGTGGGCCTGTCAAAATCGGGCAAATATACAACGGAAATTGTGCGCCGGGTCCCGGACGGTGATAAGCTGATACCGGACGGCCCACCGGTTGGGATGATGCTGGCGTTATCTACAATTAGCAATTTGCGTGGTTTTAACGGCGAACAATACAGTATAATTGTATATGACGAATTTATACCGGAACCACACGCACGGCCCATCCGGGAGGAATGTATGGCCTTGATGAACGCATATGAAACCATCAACCGAAACCGGGAATTATTGGGCAAGCCGCCAGTTAAGTTGCTCTGTCTCTCCAACTCTAACCGGCTGGATAATGCTATCTATATGGGTCTGGGTCTGGTGAATAAAGTTGTGCAGATGCAACGCAAGCACCAGCAACTCAGCTATATGCCGGACCGGGGTATCATGATGGTTAATATCATGGACAGTCCCATTTCAGCCGCTAAAAGTAAAACCGCCCTCTATCGTATGACAGCCGGAACGGAATTTGGCGCAATGGCGTTAGATAACAAGTATATCGGCGAGGACCTTGCAATGCCGAACAAATCGGAAGATTTGCGGAATTATGACCCACTTGTAAACATTGGGGAGTTGTGTATTTACCGCCGAAAGGGCGGCGAAAACCTCTATATTACCACCCACGTTTCCGGCGGTCCAACACGGTTCGGTCTGTCGGATGCGGAATTAACAAATTTCCGCAGGAAATATAATTGGATATGGGCGAAGTATATAACCGGCAGAATTATTTTTGAAGAACGTTTGTGCGAAATACTGCTTAATCGGTATTTTGGTGCTTGACAAAAGCAAACATTTGTGCTATATTGTGTGTAGTGACCCCGTGGGCAAGGACACTCCCGGAAGGAGGCCCGTGCGGCTGTCCACCGCAGGAACGGGGTCGCGTTATGTGGGAGCGAGTGGCGGCGAGAATGGCGAGCGGTGGGTGCAACTCCCCCGGCCCACAACCACAAAACGAACATGAAAGGGGCAGAAATATGAATGAAGTTGTGCAGTTGATTACCACATTGATTAGCAATGTGGGATTCCCTATCGCTTGCGTCTGCTATTTGTTCTATTCCCAGCAAAAGGAACGTGAAGCCCACGCAATCGAAAGCAAGGCATGGGTGGATGCTCTGGACCGGAATACGCAGGTCATGGAGCGGCTGGAAGGCAAGCTGTCCACCCACAAGGAGGGCTAATGTATGCCTAGTATATACATTAGTCCGTCTGACCAAGATAGGAATTACGGATGCGGAACCTATGGTAGCGAGATGGAGCAGATGGAGTTGCTGGCGGCAGAAGTCGGCAAGGCTCTGGACCGGTGCGGCGTAAAACACAAAATCTGTTATCATACGGAGATGGGCATTGACGGCAGACCCGCCGACTGCGATAAGCTAGGCTATGATTATTATCTGGCCTTACATAGCAACGCAGGTGGGGCGGGAGTTGCCCGTGGATGTGTCGCATACTACTATGAGGCCGGGAAGAACCTGGCGAACACGCTTGCATATGCCCTTAGAAAAATCGGTCAGCCGTCTGACCGGTGGGCAAGTGTCCAGCAGAATAAGACATTTTACGAGTGCCGCATGATGGCGGCAACGTCCGTCCTTTTTGAGGTCGATTTTCACGACACACCCGCCGGGGCCGCTTTTATCATGGCCCGCCGGGTGGATATTGCGGAAGCTATTGCCGAAAGCATTTGTGCAGAGTTTGGCGTGGACTATGTTCCCCCCAAACAGGAAACGATCAAGGATGTTCTTTATTGTGTGCAGATGGGCGCATTTAAGAACAAAGCGAACGCCAAAAAGCTGGCGGCGAAAATGAAAAAGGCCGGTTATGACGTTTATATTACCGAAAAGGAGCGAAATGTATGAAAATCGAACAGATTACCGCCCTGAAAGATGCTGGTTTCACCGCTGAACAGATTGTAGCGTTGGCCCCCATTTTGACGGAGGAACCCCCGAAGCCGGAACCCCCGAAGCCGGAACCCCCGAAGCCGGAACCCCCGAAGCCGGAGCCGGAGAAGTCCCCCATGGAGGAAATGATGGTTGCCATGCATAAACAATTTGAAGATATGTTGAAAGCGGTACAGGGGGCCATGATTAACGGCTCCCGGCAGGCTGAAACCGAAATGACGGCGGCAGACGTTGCCGCTAGTATCCTGGACCCCGGCAGAAACCGGGGCAAGAAGTGAAAGGAGTAAACAGAAATGGCACAGAATGAACTCAATTTCGAACAGGTTAGCACCCTGTTGAAAGCTACCCTGGCGCAGGTCAGAGGAGCGGAAGCTGTTGGCGAAATTACCACCGCCAACTTTGCAAGCGTCGGCACGACTGCCCTTAAATGTGGGTATGATAATTTGCTCAACGCTGTCAGTCAGGTGTTGTCCGCCACATATTTCTCCATTCGACCCTATCGGGGCAAGTTCGGCGGTCTGTATGTGGACAGCCAAAAGTGGGGCGGTTATACCCGTAAAGTGCAGGTGGTTGACAAGGATCCCGAGAACAATGCGGAGTACACGCTGGCGGACGGTCAGTCCGTAGACATGTACGAAATTCATAAGCCCAAGGTTCTCCAGCTTAATTTCTACGGCGGTAACACCTATTCCCGGGATCTGCCCATTTTCAAGGACCAGCTGGACGTGGCATTTTCCAGCCCCGCCGAACTTGGCCGGTTCTGGGCGATGCTCTACCAGAATCTGGACGATATGGTCCAGCAGGATAAGGAGACGGAGGCACGGCTGGCGGTGCTAAACTTTATTGGCGGCAAGATTCAGGGTGATACGGACAACGTTGTCCATCTTGTTACTAAGTATAACGATATTACCGGCAAGACCCTAGACGCCAACACGGTGAGACAGCCCGAAAACTGGACGGACTTTTGCCGCTGGATGCTGGGTTATATTCGCACCCTGTCTGAGAAGCTGACGAACCGGACCGTCAAATATCATATCAATGTAACCGGCAAGCCCATTACCCGGCACACCCCGCTGGACCGACAGAAGGTCTATCTACTCTCCGACGATGCCAACATGATTGACACGACGGTCATGTCCACGACCTACAACGAAGACTATCTCAAAGTTGTCGATTATGAGACGGTCAGTTTTTGGCAGAGCATTGACAACCCCGCCGCCATCAATGTTACCCCGTCTTATTTGGCTCCCGATGGCACTATCGCCACCGCAACTAAGGCAGTCACCGCCGACGTTTTTGGCGTTATCTTTGACGAGGAGGCAATCCGGGCAAGCCTCATCAATGAGTGGAGCGGCACGACCCCGCTTAACGCACGTGGCGGTTACAGTGTTCGGTGGGATCATTACACCGTGCGGTGGATGAACGATTTCACAGAAAATGGTCTGGTCTTGTGTCTGAACTGATTGAAATAAGCCCCCTTTATGGGGGCTTATAAACAAGGGTGATTATATGGTCAATTTGGTGTTCGAAACTACCGGAAAAGCGTACAACTCTACACAAATTAAAGACTTCTCGCAATCCACCTGGAGATATGAGGGCGAATTTGTTGAACCTTTTGACATATTGCACCCTGTCGTGAAATTGTGGTTGGGAGCCAATGAAGCCGGTGTGTCATATATACCCCGTAATATCAACTATGCGTTCATCCCGGAAACATCCCGGTATTACTGGGTGAGACGTTGGGAGTATGATTCCGGCATGTGGTTATGCTATCTTGACGTGGACGTATTGGCTACATATCGTAGCACAATTTTGACTTTTAACGCTTATGTCAATCGCTCTTCCAAATCCACAACCACCAGCATACCCGACTATATCACGCCGGTGCAAGCCGTTGGAGACCAGACCACCACCACATTATTGCCCACATTGGCGGGTAACATGGCATACAATCTCAAGGATGGATATTATGTAGTCGGCATACTCAACAGCGATGCGAATAGTGTGGGGTGTGTATCGTACTATGCTTTTGACAACGCAAATTTTCGGGCATTTTGCAAAAAGCTGATGGAGTCTCCCAACTGGGCGTTCTCCGGCATTACGGACATTTCTGAAAGTTTGTTCAAAGCCCTATTCAATCCGCTACAATATATTACAAGTTGCATGTGGTTCCCAACTTTTCCGCAGGGGTTCGCAAATTCAACGTTTTCTATGCCTTTCGGCTGGTGGAATTTCACCGTTACCGGATTCCGAATTGGTACAACAACTAGAACGTTTGAATTTGAGTGTACAATGCCACTGCACCCGCAGTTTACTGACCGGGGGCTGTTTGTTGAGACTGCACCGTTCACCCTGCGGGATGTGTACTGGGCACCGATTGGGACAATCCCGCTTGACATGAGTTGCAATTACAATACCGATTTGCGATTGCAAGTGCTGATTGATTTTTGCACCGGTGCTTCCCCCTACAAAATCTACACCGTTGCGGCAAGTGGAGCGACAACGGACCTGTCCGCCGGTAGTGTGCAAATCGGTGTACCGCTACAGATTGGGCAAATCGTCAATGATTATATTGGAGCCGCTAAAAATGTGCTATCCGCTGTTGGTTCGGGTTTTTCCCTCGACATTGGCGGGGCTGTCAACGGCGTTCTCAACGCCGCTGAATCGCTAATCCCCGCACCGTCCACCAGCGGCACAAACGGAAGTGTTGCCGGATTCGCCGAAAATCCCGTACTGCATAGCCGGTTTTACACTTCTCAAGCCCCGGTGGCTAACGTGGTGGGTTTGCCGTTTGGCGGGTTTGCACAGTTGAGGACACACGCCGGAGGGTATGTACAATGCGGCACCGTACTAGCTGTTGACAACGGTGTGGGAATGTTCCCGGAGGAAAAACAGGAAATTGTTGCACAGCTTCAAAGCGGGGTGTATTTGGACTAATGGCTACATTTATCCCACGTCTGGATTCTGACGGAATGTGGCAAAATCCGAAATGGTACGCCGATAATGTGTTTTATACATCCGGCTACGGTTTGCCTAACTGTACCTGTTACGCATGGGGCCGCTTTTGGGAAATTGGTGGGGGCCGTCCGGCCCTGCCAACTTCTAACGGCGGCGAGTGGTGGGCAGATGCTCAGGCGAGTGGCGCATACCGGACCGGACAGGTTGCACAGGTGGGGGCCGTTGCCTGTTATGAGGACCTGGACGGCGGGGCCGGTCATGTGGCAGTCGTTGAGCGGATAAACACGGATGGAACTCTGCTAATTTCGCAATCCGCATGGCGCAGACCCTTGACCGATTATCCCCCGGATATGGAGGGCTATTTCTGGACTAATACCACGGTAGGGTCTACTAATATGGCGCAATGGTTAATCAATGGCAACTATGCTTTTCAGGGGTTTATATACCACCCCGATTTTCCGCCCGGGCCTACCCCAACGCCCACGGGGATTCCGGCGTGGTTGCTTTTCAAGTTTAAGCCGTATATGGTCAAGAGGTGATACAAAATTGGATTTACCATATTATTACAACTATTCAAACGTCATTGACGCAAAAACGTCTCCGTCTGGCGTACACGTTACAAACACCGCCACCGCAACTTTTTTCCGGCGGTACTTGCTTCAAAAGGCTATGAGCGTTTTTGAGTGGACCATGCCCAAATTTTGGAGCAAAGACTATTTTTTGTATAGTCTATATATCGGTGGTTCCGTTGCGATTATCGAGACGGATAAATATGGAGTGATTCCACAGGGCGGACAGCCATCCGGCTACAACGTGTTCTATCAGCCCCGGCAGTATTACATTGCAAACCCGCTATTACAGGGCATCAAGTACCCAATTATCAACGAGCAATGCACCGTGTTCAAATGTACCCGGGATTGGGGCGGCATTATGGACCTAGTTAGCTTTTACGGGGACTATATGGCACTGGCGGCGCAGGCGATGGGGGTCAACCTTTTCAATTCCCGTCTAGCCTATGTTTTCGGGGCCAAAAATCAAGCAACTGCCGAAAGTTTTAAAAAGGCTTTTGACCGTGTGGCAAGCGGTGACCCCGCCGTGGTGGTTGACAAGTCCATGTTCACGGATGACGGCGAGTTTGCCACCCCGTTTTTTGAACAAAATGTTGGACAAAATTACATTTCCGACAGGCTGATTGAGGCTCTACTAAATATCGATAATATGTTCTGTACCACGGTTGGGATTCCCAACGCCAACTATAACAAGAGAGAGCGCACGGCTAGTGGTGAAATTGGTATTAACAATTTTGAAACCCGGTGCATGGCTGACAGTTGGTTGGAGGGCTGGATGGAAAGTTGCGAGAAAACCAAACAGATGTTCGGGATTGACATTTCCGTGGATTGGCGGGAAAATAAGGAGGAGTTTGCAAATGTGCTGGAACAGGATGCGCCCAACGGTTAGCTATCTGGGTCTGTATAACTACGACCCTTCACTTTTTGATGATTTTGACCTACCGGACAGCATTCTGGACCGGGGGCTGGATGTATTTGTTGTTGACCTTCTGTCCGAAATTGGACAGCTTGAAGCCCTCTATCCCAACGCCATCGTATTCAAAAAAATCCTAAAAGCATGGAGCAAAACCCGGATGCCGGAGTGGCAAAGGGTGGAAACCGCTTTAACGGCGGAATATAACCCCATTCACAATTTTGACCGCAATGAAGATTATACAGACACAAATACCGAAAAAGAAACAGGAACGAGCAACAGCACGAGCAGTACCGAAAGCACAGCGAACGGAACGAACGAAAATAGTGAATCTGTAACGGCATTTAATACGGAAAGTTTTAAGAACCGAACAAAAAATGCCGGGACGGATACCGCCACCAGCAATGCAAGCGCGACTAACAAAAGTGACAATACGGTAACGAGGGAAACAAACGTGCAACACACGGCGCACCTATACGGCAATATCGGCGTTACCACGTCGCAACAGATGATCAACGAAGAGTTAGCCATGCGGCGGGGTGATTTGGAGTCGTATATCATTGACGATTTCAAGCACCGGTTTTGTCTGATGGTATATTAGGAGGTGTAATAAATGGGACTTTTTAATCATTTCCCCTACCCGGACACACACCAGCTTAACCTTGACTGGATTCTTGAGACGGTCAAAGGTTGCATGGATAAAGTCACAGAGTTATGGACCTACGTCAAGGAGCCGGGATCCGGCATTCAAAAAGCATTGACGGATGCCCAGGCGGCGGCGACTACTGCCCAAACTAGCGCCGCAGATGCCCAGACGTCTGTAACAAATGCACAAAAGTTTGCTACTGACGCACAGAATCATGCGAACAATGCCGGAGAATCCGCTGATTTGTGCGCCGAATATCTGAACGGTATGCAAGCCATGATGGGCAAGCTATACCCGGTTGGGGCCGTGTATGTCAATTACCGTAACCAAGCGATGCCGGTAGAAAGTGACACCACCGTGATTGCAAGGCTCAAAGCGCTGACCGGCGGCACGTGGACAAGAGCCGGGAGCCATGGACAGCCGGTAACAGCGTCCGGGCAAATGGGTTGGGCTACCGTCATTCTAGGCAATGCGGCTGGCGATGCTGTCGATACCAATTTCAATATTTACGTCCGCACGGCGTAATAATTGCCCCCGGCCAGAAACCGGGGGCTATTATTATGCATGATATTCAGCGTCAGGCGTGTACTTCCACACCGTCCGCCCCTTAAGATTTTCAATAGACGTTCCGTCCCGGATACAATCGCCAGCTGTATCATAATACCAGCCTCGGCACTGCTCGAAAAATTTGCTCCACGTTTTAAAACTGATAAAGCCCATATTAGTCATTCGATAAAAACTATCCCATATTTTATCAAATTCTTCACGACTTCTAGAATAATTCACCAACGTTTCTTTCATATTCGTTACGTTTAACGCTTTCATTGTTTTTGTTACCGTCCTTTCATTATTTCATCGGGACTTCCTTTCCCTTTGTGATTATATTATACCACACTTTCCGGAAAGTTCAAGTTGGAATATTACCCAAGAATTACCCAATTATTCGCCCTCTGTTTTGTGCAATATGCCAATACCTCTGTGAGGCCCTGGACGGCCCTACACAACGATTTTTGCCGGGGCTATAATTACACCCGGCGGTTCTGTTCGTCAAAAACTGTCAAATGTTCGAAAACAATGCCCTGTTTTGTGCATGAGCCGTGGACACTACGCCGGACGTGTTAGGCTTGACTAACTATGTGATGTTTCACGTGAAACATATAACGTAAATATATCATACCTATTGCCCATGTCATATGAACACTGTCCACGCACAAGAGACAGAAAGAATATCCGTGTGGGGTAAACAAATGTCCGCGAAAATCAAGTGATACACTTT